AAATAATAACAAATCTTTATTTGCATCATATTGTTCTTTTCGTTCTCTATGTTCTTCTCTCTTAATTTAAAAGCCGGTACGTTCAAAATAATTGATCCATTGATTGGTCATCCATTATTTCCATTGATAGGTGCATCGTTGTTTATGACAGTAACTTATGTCGTTCCTCAATTGTACATCAACAGAAATCATGTATGTGAGCGTATTCGGGAAGCCGCTTCTTTTGTTCTTGATAAACTTAATCTTGTTAGTCACACCAACGTTAAGTTTTTGCGGAATACCTTTCGGGGCTTGGTGGCGCCACCAGAACCACGCCCCTTGGGAGACCACACTCACCCTCTTAGTGCAGCGTATCGCAGCTCAGCGCGAAATGTTGCGAAATTATTTGCCTCTAAGACAGGTTTGGATGTGGTCGTTTATCAAAGTTCTAGGTCTGATGCTGATGACGGTGATGTCAGTTGTATTAGAAAGTATTATTGGCATAAAGATGTTAATGCTCGATACAGTAATCATATTATTACTCCACGGGATCTCATACTCGTTGTTGATACAGATTACTATGTTGAGATGCCGGAATTCCTTCTTAATCATGATAATCCAGTTTTCATCTATTCTTTTCAGCCAAGAACTCTCACTTGTAGTACTGGTGAGTATAGCTTTACTTTCAACAAAAACAATGAGTTTACTTATACAGTATCCGGTGGCGCACATTATCAACATGCGGTATGGAATTATGGTGATGATGTTGTGGTCGTTTCAAATTGGATATCTTGTGCCTCATATGTTATTGAGCGTAAAGCCGTTGATAAACACCATGAATTTATATTATTGGTACCTCTTGGTAGGTGGAATTTTATTGGTACCTTAATATCTAAAGTCTTCTTACAACCAAATGAGTTAAAACAAATGTCTTTTATTGATGGCGATTTTGGTGTTGTTGATTATCAAACTAGTGATGGTATGTATCGTTGCATTGCTAGGATAGGTAGTCATAACAACACCTGCATCAATAAAGAACTCTATGATGCTATTGAAACAAGTTGGCGCGTATCAACAACAACGCCAGGTGTTGCTTCAGTTGCATCTTGGTTAAAAAAAGAAGATACTCATGATTCCCGTGTTAACGCTACTGTTTTGTGTGATTATTTACGGCAGAAGTTGAGAAAACCTGCCCCAGTAGCGTATCCTGCAATTTATGGTATTCGAGCTTATCAGTGTATAAAACAACCATCTGATTTTCAAGCTGATGCAAAAAACTTAATGGTATCATTCATGTCCCCGTTGTATCCTAGCTCATTTGTTCCTGATCGTACAGTAAATAATGAACAATCTTCGATCTATGGGCGTGTGATGAAACCACAAAAAGATGCTCGTGCTTTACAAAAACTGTCCCCTTTCTTAACTTCTTGCATGATTGATTTTGTCAGAGAATTGATACCACCAGATATTAAACACACCGGAATACCCGTTGAAATAGATGAGGTGTATAAACGGCAAAAACGCCCCACACAGGTAGCCGGATTACAACGTGTTGAAAATTTTGATGATATTGATGATTTATGCAAAAGTTTTATGAAAGCTGAGGTTTATACTAAATGTTCTGATCCACGTATGATAACTACGTTCCCAACATCAACAAAGCGAGATTATGGCAGGTTCATTTATGCTTTGGCTGATTATTGTGAAAAATTTAATTGGTACGCTTTTGGTAAAGTACCGAAAGATATAGCTGAACTAGTGGCACAGATTTGTGTCAATAGTACGGCTGTGGCTTGTACCGATGCTCACAGGTGGGATGGCCATATTACTGAAATTGGCCGGGAGTTGGAATTGATGATATTAGTAGCGTATTTTGCTAATTGTTATCATGAATCTCTAACTGAACAACATACTAAACAGTATAAGCGTCGGGTTCGTACTCAGTTGGGTGAGTATTATGAACTTGAGTATCAGAGGGGCAGTGGTTCAATGGAAACTGCTTTATTCAATACAGTTTTAAATAAATTTTGTGACTATTATGCTAGGCGCTTAAATGGTGATACATCATTTGAAGCCTTTATTGCTCCTGGCATATTTGGTGGTGATGATTCACTCGCTAGTGAAATACATTTGGGTAATTTTTATTTTCAGCGTGCTGCTGCTGATTTTGGTCAAGATTTTGAAGTTGTGATCTTTATCAGAGGGCAAGACGGTGTTAATTTTTTATCACGTATTTTTACATCAAATGTTTGGACTGGCGGTACAGCCAATACTTGTGATTTGCCACGTATGTTGTGTAAATTGCATGTATCAGTGAATTCCCGTGATCCGCCTGTGGTCAAATTGCGACAAAAATTGTTGGGTTTATGTAAACTGATAATTTCACTCCTATAATTCGTGAAATTATATTGAAGGCAATTTCTTTGGGTATGCGATTAGATCCAACCGAGATACCTGATGTCTCTATGTCAAATTGGTGGGCACAATATGATCCAATGGTCAATTGGCAAACTGATGGTGAGATACCAGATAATTGGTTGGAGCTGTACATGCCTAAAATTGATGTTAAACCTTTGATGGAGTATTTGGAAAATGCTCGAGTGATTGAGGATTTACTGACTATGCCACCATTGATTGGTGTTGAGGAGTGCCCAGCCAAACCCACTGTACCAG